TCTTCCTAGACTCCTTACTTCGAGCCTTTTGCCACTGCGCGAGCGTTGGGGATGCCGTATCCGATGAGCTCTCCGAAAGCCCAGCCCTTGACAAGACGCTGTTGAGCGTACATGTTGAAAGGCTCGGAGAAGAGCTCGATTCGAATGCCCATCTCGCCCAGATACTCCGACCCGGTAACGGCGTAGAACGTGCCCGGAAGGACAACGGCTTCGACACCAGTACCTGCAGTCGTGATGATCTGTGCGTTCAGGACGTTTCCGATGTACCCCGCGAGAATCAACTCACGCTCGGTGACAGGGTCGACTGCCGTGGACATCGTCTTCACAATGTCGGACAGCTCCTGACGAGCAATGAGAAACTTCTCGACGATCAACCTGTTCTGCTCCACCTGGTAGCGAACGTCTTCGAACGCCGCGATACCGAGTGTTGCAAAGATGGTGACAGAGTTGACCGTTTGTGCAGCTCGATCAAGAAGCGCGAGAGCTCGCTTGTCTTCGTTCAGCTCGATTTCCTGCCGGGCGGTGTCTTGAGCACGATCGAGGACATCGTAGTTCATCTGGTAGATCTCTTCGATATCTACCGTCGGGAACGACGTGACCTTGAACTCACTCGGCTGGATGTACTTGCCGTAGAGACGAGACTCGAGCGACTGGCCGTCTTGGCCGACCACCCACGCCGTTGCACGAACGTCTTTCGCGATGCGGAAGAGTTCACCTTGTGCAAGAGGACGAGTGCGGTAGACCTTGCGGGCCCAGCCTTCGTAGTCGACGATGTCCTTGATCGGAAGCAGGAGCTCCTGACCAACGATGGCAAAGCCTTCGCCGGAGGGGTCCTGCATTGCCGCTGCAAGGATCTGCATGCGCGCTTGCTTGTCCATCTTGGGCTCTTCCGGACGGAAGAACTCTTTTGCCCCAGCCGTCTTGGTGACGTTCTGGAGAAGATGGGCGATCTGGGTCAGGGCGTCGCGGTTGTCGTTTGCGTTCAACTGTCCTTGCTTGTCGAACATACGATTTCCGCTGCCGAGAGCCGCCTTCACGTCGTTGCGCCAACCACCGAACCCACGCGGGTTGAACTCACCGTTCTGACCAGCGAGTGGAGCAGCGGCAGCGCTGACTTCACGACGTGGCTGAGCGGTGGGTGCATTCTGCGGGGCTTGTGGCTGGGCAGCTGCTGTGCGCTGTGGTGGCCTGAATTCCGGGATGGCTGGACGTGGAACCTGGGGAGCAGGAACCGCGCCAGCAGCCCGACGAACGTACGGGTTGTTGGGATGATTCATTTCTGTTCTCCTGGTTATCACGAATGGCCTGGCGATACGATGCCCAAGAAGGGATCGCTCGCTGACGGAAGTTGGAACACCTTTGCGAACGCTGGACGTCCACCGGCCTGGTTGGTCAGAAGACCTGCCTTGACGGTGGTGTCTACGTTGAGTTGCTGGCCGATCGAGTAGGTCTGTTGCGGATCATACATCGTCGTGAACAGAAGCGTCCAGTTCGTGATGATTGCGATTCGACCCTGCGCCTGCGTAACCTCATCCGTGAAGTTCCAGAAATTGCGTCCCTGGAAGTCCAAGTCCGAAGCCTGCAGATACCACTTGTAGCTCACGTAAACCGTCGAGCCTGACGGAATCGTTGAAGCAGCGGTACGCACGATTGTGCCGTTGGTGTAGTTCACGGTGTAGTCACCGGCTGCACCCTCTGTGTAGACCGTACCCGTCTGGCCAGGAGCCGAGGAAACACGAGTTGCGAAGTTCGATGGCGAACTGCCGAAGAGATTCGCGTGAGCCAGGTTGTTGGCGACAACACCTGTCAGCACTTGCGGCTCGTCTTCGACCGATGCCAGAATCGACGTCGCTTTGTTCCACTTGGCAAAGCCGAACGGTACGTTGATTGGGGATGACCCTAGTCCATCACAGACGGTGAACTGACCAGACGTCTCCTGAGCAAGGACTTGGCCCTGCAGGAATGTGGCGGCTGGATCAGCTACATATACCCCAACGTCATTGTTGATCACCGAACGGCGAATGTCGATGCCGACGGGGTAGATGTCGTTCCGGAATGCTCCTAGGGTAGGATCATACGGGTTTAGATTGATCATTTCTCTCTCACCTCCTTTCCTGACCGAAACATAGCCTCACCACAGCAAGGACTGCAAGTGAGGTTTTCGAAGCTCCCTTTCGG